GCGAAGAGGAAGAGAGCGGAGTATGGGATGAGGGCAGCGAAGCGGTTCGCGGTGACGTCGAGCTACCGCGGGACTAAGTATCGATCGTACCCCCGTCGTCGCACCTATCGTCGGGGACCTCTACGTACTGGAGGGTTCTATGGGGCCTCGGTTCGATCCCCAGCAGAGCGTAAGGTCGTGGACGTAGCGCTTGCGAACTATGATGTGAATACCACTGGTAGTGTCACCCTGATCAATGGTGAGTGGATCGCTCAGCACACTGGTTGTTGTATGAAGGTCACTGCTGACACCACTCTTAGGTATTGCAACTGGCACGGATTTCACCGAGCGTATTGGACGTCGAGTGAACATAACAGCCATTCAACTTCGAGGCCGTATGCAGATTGATACGGTGTCTGGAGGAGTTACTTGTCAGGCTGGACGTGTGATGATCGTGGAGGACATGCAGGCGAATGGCACCTTGGCGCATATCACGGATATTCTGCAGACAGCAAATCCTCATTCGTTCATGAATATGAACAATCGTGAGCGATTCAAAGTGCATTATGACAAAGTCTTTCCTTTTGGAATTTTCAATGCCACTGCCACGCAGGCTGTAGCCACGCAGATGTGTGAGACTTTCGAGTTTTACAAGCGATGCAACATTCCGATGGTGTTCGAGGGAACTACGAACGGTATCGGATCTATCTCCGCGGGTGCCTTGTTGCTGGTGTTTGTGGGTTCTCTTGCTGCTGGAACCAATGACACAATCTCTCCCTGTATTACTCGTTGTCGTTTTATCGACGGTTAAATACACGAAAACACTTGACTTTATAGGGTAACTAGGAGCGTAGCGACGTAACTAGGGTAAAGAGGCTTGGGTATTAGCCGAGCTAGGGTTAGGGTTGTTGCTAGCGCCGCAGGCTAGGGTAACTAGGAGCGCAGCGACGTAACTAGGGTAAAGAGGGTTAGGGGTTTAGGGTAACTAGGCGCAGCAGCGCCGTAACAACAGAAATTTATTCAGATAGAAGGAGGGGGAACAAGTTGAACTCCTGAGATAAGTGGACGTGCAGGAGGCGCTGGATAAAAGCGTCTCGTGCGACTGAGTCCTTGCTGTACGCGACATCCGGAGGGTAGTTGCTGCAGATGATCACTGGCAGGTTGTGTGCCTTCAGGGTCTGCTTGCCCTTCTGTCGTAGAGGCATCACACTCCCATCCAGGAAGCTGTTCATCCACTGCAGAGTCTTGGCATTCTTGGCCTCGTCGAGTACCGCCACGTCGTAGTAGTTGTTCTCCCAGAAGTCGTAGAAGTCTTCCGCTCTCGGAATATGGTATACTCGAAGCGAAGCGGACAACTGCGAAATTAGACGGGTTTTCCCGATTCCCGGTATGCCTGAAATATATAGTTGAGGCTGACGTGGTTTCCTCGACTGACGGATATTCTCTCTAAGCCATTGAGCTATCAGTTGAACTTCATAGACATCTCCAGTATAGATAGGAGGTTCCCATACCTTGAGGCGATCGTTCTGTCGCTTAGCCGAGCAGTACTCAGCAAACTCGTCCAGTTTACGTTTCATGCCCAGTGCAGCTCCAGCGTCAATCTCAACACAGTCATGGAAAGTTCCTCCCTCCAACAAAGTCTTGGCGAAGACATCAGTAATCTTCTGCTTCTGACTAATGTCAGGAACATCACCATGAGTGACAAACTCATTGTCCTTAGTGACGTATCGGAGAGTCTTGAGAGGAGAGCGAGCAGGTTGGTAGTTGCCATGCTTGTTGGCTAAGGCATCGAGGAAGGCGGTAGCGTTTTTCATATCTATACGCTTCTCGAACATGATGACTGCATGGAGGTGAGGAGTACCGTCTTTGTGCTTCTCTTCCGCAACAACTGCCCATTGTACTTTCTGGGGCCACTCACTAACTACTATGTTGTTCAGTACTACTTCTTTGGTGTTATCACACTGAGGATAGGTTAAGAAGGCGCAGCGACAAGCGAGCCTGAAGGACATCCACGTTGTTTTGCGTTAATATTACTAGCAAAATAATGTGGATATGTGGACGGATGTCCACTTAAATACCCAAGCGTTCACGCGAGAATGCAAATTTCGCGGAACAGCCAACCCAATCAAAATTGGGCCAATGAGAGGAGAGACCCAATCAAAATGGTAGCGTTCGCGGAAAATTCCGATGTGGTGTGAACAGCGGAATATAAATAGGTGGAAGAAAGGTATTTTCTTTCAACAAGGGTATGAGCAGTAGCAGTTATACTCCTTATCGTGGTGAACGAACTCCTTACAGTGGTCCTAGTGTGTTTGCTCAGATCAACGAATTGCAACAGCGAGTAGCAGATTTGGAAGCAGCATTGCAACAGCTTTACGATGAGTCTTTTAGCGAAGAGGAAGAGAGCGGAGTATGGGATGAGGGCAGCGAAGCGGTTCGCGGTGACGTCGAGCTACCGCGGGACTAAGTATCGATCGTACCCCCGTCGTCGCACCTATCGTCGGGGACCTC